ATCAGCAAGAGTATCAGAATCAATTAGAGTTTGTGTCGTGGTTACTTTATACACAGGCCCAAAGTTACCAATCAATGTCAACTCATTCACCTGTCCTCCATCAAGAGTACCAGTTGTTCCGATTCTCATTTCAGCATGAATCAATCGATTCATAATCGTTGTGAGAGATTTTGCTTTGAATGTATGTGCTTCATCTCCAATGATACATCCAAACTGTTCAAACCATTGTTGAGGTAATTTAATAGCACTCTGCCATGTAGTGATAACAACAGATTGATCAAATGTCTTTTCCTTACCAGAATAGATTCTGTGTACATCTTCTTCTACATCGAAGTCAGAATCATTAGTTGAATAATCCGCAAAGTCTTTATACATCTGTTCAACCAGTGAAGTGGTTGGAACAACAATGATGACTTTCTTATTGAGTTCTTCTTGAAGATAATAACGAATCAGCATGTAGATAATAAGAGACTTACCAGAACCAGTTGGAGATACTAGAATTGCTTTTCCATTCTCTGTCGCAAATTCAAATGCTTTCTTCTGATAATCTCTTGCTTCAATCTCTTTTCCTCCAGAGCACAATGGCAAGGAATCAATATATGATTCGTCATAAGAGAATCTGTTTTCAATCTCATTCGAAAGATTTACTTGATAACCTCGATCTTTTGCAAATTGAAGAACTTCATTTAATAGACCATAAGGAATGGTACTATTCATACGATTATAAAGTCTAATTTTGCCATCCCACAGCTTGTTCTTATATGCTGGCATCCATTTATAACCATCTGCAAAGAAAGTAAAGTACTCCCCCAGCTCCATCAAGATACCAGAATCATCCGAAGTGATGTAAAGCAATGCTTCGTTCTTTTTATTAATTGAAATCATATACCAGAGGTAAACTTACGAAACTCTATGATATTCTTAATATGCTGATGTCTCCAACGAATCGAATTGATAATTTCTTCTAATGTTTCGATCAAGGTTTTTGAGTATTGGATAAGGTCTCGGGCCTTCACAATATCCTTATCGGAGTTATAGTACATATCCATTTCAGACTTAAGCGGTTTAGACATACCTTGGAATGGATCGTATGCCCACCCCTTATCGTCCATTTGTTGTTGAGTCATCTTCCCCGTGAAATATAACCACTTATCCTTTTTGATAACATCGAGTTTATTCTCGTTCGATTTCAACTGTAATTTAGCAACAGCAAATAATTCAAGATATTTAGCATGAAGCTTTGATGTCTGAATCGTAACGTTATCTAAATCATTTTCGTCGATAACAGAGTCGGTTTTCCACATTTCTAATACATTCTCTAAAGTAACCATAAAATTATTTATAGAAACTTAAAGTAGTCGTATCTGAAACTAACGTCTATCTGAAAATACTCAATATCAGTATTCTGAGAACTGAACTCTAAAGCGGCAATTGATGTTGGAAAAAGATTAGTAAACTGAATTTGTTTATTTACATTCGCATGACTGGTCATAATCAAAAGAGTGGCATCACAAACTTCAACCATATTATTATCTCGGCTCCGTTGAATCCAATCATGTATTTCTTTATATACAACTAAATCTTCGTCAACCGCAATGCGAATTGATAACTCATCATACGTTACATCACCCGGTACGTACCCCTTAAATTGTCTAAGTGGAACATCAGCTTGTCCTAGTGATAATGACGGTAACGATGCTGATGTACAAAAGTATTCAGTATTTGCAAATTTTTCTCTATTAATTACTAATTTAAAACCAGTAGGAGATAGAAAATTATAATTAGATGTAATGTTACTAGTCGATTGCATAATAGTATTTAGACAAAAAAAGAGGCCCCCTTTCGAGGACCTCTTAAAATTAATTTAATGAATTAATGTTTATGCACCTGCCGGTACATCTTCAACATTGATGTTCTTCACGCGGAAGATTCTGAAGAATCTATTCTTACGATCATCACCAAGGCTGTCCTTAACAATCTCCGAACCATCACCATTCGCGAATGGATTTGCTACAAGACCATAACGAGTCTTGAATCCAATCTTAGGCTGGAATGTAGTTTCATCAACTGCACGAACCATAGTGAGAGGAACGTATGGGCAGTAGAACATACCAGCATCGTATGGGTTAGTTCCACGATATCCAACAGTTGCATAATCGGCTAGTGCATATGGATCGATGTAAACCTTCATTCCACCGATTGTACCAGCGAATGTACTACCAGTATCATCTACGCTAAGAGCATCATGCTTATAGTCAAGAGAACCAGTAGCTGCAAGAGCAGAAGCTACGTTCGAAGAACAGATAAGGAAGTTACCCTTACCACGACGTGTACGAAGAGCGATTGTATTTGCCTCAAGCTCGATTTGAGTAAGAAGAGACTTATACTTTTCGCCGGACCAACGACCATCAGCATCAAGAGACAAATCGAAGGTACCAGTAGAGTTTGTACCACGATTAGCTTGAGCGCCATGTACATCATCAGTTCTTGCGCCAAGTTCAGCTTTGGTATTAATACCGCGGATAATTTCCCGATTGATTTCAGCAAGGATTTCAGTCGAGAGGATATTAGCCAATTCGGATTCAGCGTCAAGACCATGAATAGCCTTCAAGTCTTGAGCGAGCTCCATTGTATATTCAGCCTTAAGGCCCCGAGTTTTAGCGGTAACGATTGACTTCTCGATAGTGAAGCCCATGTTGTTCATGAAGTCGCCTTCACCAGTTGCTGTAGATACCCCTGTTCCAGTTGTATAATCAACTTGTGGGCTATCGATATCGCCCAATGGATCTGTACCAGCCTGTGTGCCTCCACCCGAATAAGTTGTGTCTGCTTCGTTGAAGAATGCTTCAGTATCTTCAGTACCAATCTTATCACTTGGCGAACCAGCACCGGAATAACGGCTCTTCATCGCGAAGATGAGACCAGTTGGGCCAGACATTGGCTGAACACCGGCTACATCATAAGCGATGAGATTAGGCATTGCACGACGTACAAGAGAGATAATAACAGGATCGTAAGTAGCTACTTGCGACTTCGAAGCTGTATTAATATCTTCGGAAAGGAAGCTGGCTTGTGTGCGTTCTTCTTGAAGAGCCTTTTCAGTGTTCTCAAGAAGCTTAGCAGTAACAGCTTTCTTGTAGCTATCAGTGATAGCAGGAGCATCAGCGTGTTCAAGAACTGGCGCCCACTTCTTTAGTTCTTTTGTTGCATTTAACATTTTTAATTTCTTTCTATGTTGTTAGTTTAAGTGTGGAATTACTTGGACGAAGATAAAGCACTTACATAAGCTTTCATGTAAGACGGAAGTTTTTCCATAGGATCGGCTTCACCTTCAATAATTACTTCAGTCTCTGCGTTTTGATAATCTTCTACAGAGTCTTGCAGAGTAGACTCTTCTTTAATGTTAAAGAGCGAAGATTTAATAACACCTACTTTAGAAGCGAATGTTTCCTTATCGGTAAATTCGATATCTTCAACAATTGCTGTGAGCTTCGTGCTTTCATTTTCAGAAAGATCGGAGGATGCTTCAGCAAGTACTTCATTTCTTTCGTAAGCTTCGATTTGTTCCTTAAGTGCCTCAACTTGTTTTTCAGATTCAGACAACTTCTCTTGTGTTTCTTCCGCAACTGTGTTGAGTTCTTCAACAATATCACGTTTTTCAGTTGGAACTTCGATGTAATTTTCAACAAATACATCTTTGAGCGAAGAGATAAAGTTCTCAGCAATTTCAGTACGTAATGTATTTTCAACTTGCTCAGTATTTTCTTCAATCCAACTTTCAACTACATAAGAGAGGTAGCTATCGATTCTTTCAATGAGACTTTCTCTAAGAGCTTCGACTTCTTCGACGCGCTCTTGGTTATATTTCTCTTCAAGTCTTTCTTGAATTTCGAGAGATTTTTCGGCAATTGCTGCTTCAAAAAGAGTTGCAGCTTCTGTCTTAAAATCTTCACTAAGTTCTGCTTGATTTGTCATGAGAAGATCAAGGGCTTCAGCTACTTTAGCTTTTTTAGCTGGTGTAGACTTTTTGATGCTCTTTACAGTATCATCAATGGCCTTTTCACCATCTTGCTCGGAATCATCTGTTTGGGCCCCTTTGCCAGTAGGCTCGGGAGCTTTCGCTTTAGCAGACTTTTTGATAGCTTGAGAAACACCAACGGATACTTTCTCACCATCTACTTCGTCTTCTACCTTTGCAGCTTCTTCCATTTCTTCTTCTTCGTCCTCGTCTTCTTCCTCCTCTTCATCATCGGATTCTTCTTTCTTGGACTTAGAAGCCTTCATGTAGCCTTCTTCCATTTCTTCTTCGTCGTCTTCGTCTTCTTCAGACTCTTCTTCGTCGTCTTCTTCCTTACATGATTTCTTTTCACCAAGGAGAATCGACTTGATAGAATCATCAAAGGACACTTCCTGCTCTTCAGAGACTTCTTCAGGTAAATCCTGTTCAAGCTCTTCATTAGCAGTAAGCTGTTCTTCAGTGACATCTTCAATGATGTCTTCTACTTCTTGTGTTTCTTCTGACATAGCTTTTATTTCTATTAATGATTAGAGTTTGGAGAGGAAATCACTAAAGACTCTCTTCTGCGCTTCTGCAAGTTCAGAACTTGATGCCTTTTTAATTTCAGTCTCATATTCTTCAATTTGTTGAGGCTTAAGAATACCATTTTCATAAATCCATTCTACACCTTCCATAATTCCGTTAACGAATGCTTCTGGTGCGGACGGATCTTGCACAATATCTACAGTGGAGAGCATAAAATCACCCTTCACATAAGACTTGCTATTCTTATTTTCAACTGTTCCCATACCACGACTTGAGACACCCAACTTACATCCACCTTCCATAAGTCCTTTCACGATATTACCCATCGGTGTATTCAGAATGAGTGCCTTTCCAACAACATTATTACCTTCCCATTTGAGATCGGTAATTCTGTGTGAAACTTTATCAAGATTGATTGCGGGGCCTTCTGGGTGATTCAATTCACCAACAGCACGACCCGTTTCAACTTGTTCCTTAATGTATTTGTTACATGCTGCCTCTAGGACAGTCTTCGGATAAATTCTATTATTACGGTTTTGTTTTTCCGCCTGCATAAAGACACCTTCAATGAAGGTATTCTTGTTTCCTTTATCATCAGCTTCTGTGATGAAACTAAGGTTTGAATCTAAATGTTCTGTGATTAATTTCATAAATTTTATGCGTCCATTGCCCCAGCTGCATATTGATCAGCCCAAATAGCTGCAGCAAGTGTTCCAGACTTATGAGGGTTTTTGTCAGATCCACCATCATAACCAAGCTTATATGCTTTCTTATAATTCATATCTTTCTTCACCATCTTATCCCACTCGGAAAACAATTTATCGTCCATATTACCGTACCATGACATGTATTCATCATCTGTTACTCCCCGAACCTGCTTCGCTTTCTTAAGCAAATCAACTAAATCCTTTTTAGATTCTGGCTCTTCAAGCTTTGCTTCTGATAGATCAGAGGATTCTTCAACCATAGCCTGATTAAAGATTTCAGAGGAAACAGCTACTTTCCTTACAGCCATCGCCTGATCGAATTTGTCTTGAATCGCACCTTTGAATGATTCAAGTGCTGATGCCTCATCTCCATTAACGAGGTCTTTAAAAAGTTTTTCTGTGTTTTTCATAAGTAGTAGTATTTATAATAATTGATGTTTTTAGATTTTTATTCTTCCATATCGTCGTCAGAAGGTTCTTCCTCGATTTCTTTATCGATTCTTTCAATATCTTCATCGGTCTGACGAAGAATATTGTTTCGAACCCATTTTTCGGAATAATATTTTCCAACAAATTCACTGATAGTATTCAAAATTTCGATTCTTTCTCGGATAATTTCAAACTCTTTTAACTCAGAGAAATAATTATCTTCGACATAATCAATAGAAATGGAATCTTCAATTTCATTCCATTCAGCTTGTTTAATAATGCCTTTAAGAATCAATTGTATTCTTAGTGCATCAAGTAGTAAGAAAGAGAAACTTTTTCTTAATCTATTGATGAACTTCTGGAATTTCACCTCATCGCGAGATACTTCTGTAGCTCGTCCGAATGCAAAATTTGTTTCTGGATCTAATCTTGAGATAGGCACATTGAGTGCTTTATAAAGTTTCTTTTGAAAGAAAATAACGTCTTCGATCTGACCGAGATTCTCTCCACCAGGAAGCGTTGTGATCTCGGTACCTCTCCCGCCTTCTCGTCTTGGCATATAGAAATCTTCGAGCATCGACATATGTCTAGTATCATCCTTAATATCGCCAGTAGAAGAATCATATACAAGCTTATTTCTATACTTGGCCATCACGGATTGAACATATTCTTCTGCCTTACCCTTTGGAAGATTACCAACATCAATATAGAAAATTCTTCTTTCAGGCGCTCGAGATAGACGATAAATGACCAAGGCATCTTCCATCATTCGAAGCTGATTCACAAGCTTCATTGCTTTATGCAAGTGAGAAATTACTTTCTCATTCGAAGAATCAAAAATACCAGAAGTACACGAAATGATAGCATCTTTTGCAATTTTAATGCCAGATGACTGATAATCAGCAGTACCTCCTCCACTAATCAATGAATTCCCTTGATTAATTGATTCTTCGGAATAAATGTAATATTCAGCAACTACCTTTGGTATCTTAATCTTCGTTTTTGGATCAAGTACCTTTTTAATTTCTTTTACTTTTCTTAAATGAAGAGGGTTGATCTGTCTGAGTTCTCGAATTCCTTTGTTTAAACTCCCTTCATTTACAATGATATGAAAATATAATCTTCCATCGATATACCATTCTTTGAAAATGTCTGCACCTCTCCGATTAAATTTATATAATGTACAAACTTTAGTAAATTCTTCTAAAATCTGCTTCTTGATCGAATTGGGCATATCTAAATCCTGCATATTCAATTCAACAGGAGTAGATGTATCATCAGAAACAATTGCGGCATCAACGATATCATTAATCGCGTGTTCACACTCAGGTTGTGCCGCGGCTTCTCTATACTTTTTAATTAATTCGTGATCGGACGAAGCTGATGTTCCGTCAATATCAACATATTGCCCATAATATCCCCCAACAGAAACGGAAGTTGAACCTTCTGGATCACGTCTAGGCGCAAATGATTTATATTTAACGTCTAGTTTATCATCTAATGAGCCGACCCTTTTTGCTAAATCGGCCCCGAATAAGTTTTCATAAGAAATAGCTGCCATAATGTTATTTATACAAATAAATACGGGCCCCTAAAGAGAGGCCCGTATGTTTAAATGTTATCCTATTAATTAACTAGTTACTCCAGCTGCTTCCCAATATTGGTAAGCAAACTCAACAGTATACTCTTCAACAGTATCTGTTGTGTCATAAGATAGATCGATTGCTGCTACATTCACGGGGAATGCACCTTTTAAAACGATCGACTTGATAACTTCTTCTTGACGATTCAACTGATTAATAATCAAATCAGATTGATAGTCAGCTGGATTTAAGATACCAGTTCCATTTCTATGTTCATTAATTCCGTTCATCCAACGTTCGAATGCATTTCGAATTTGGAAGCCATCTTCATTAATAATAGTAACAGTCCAGTTTTCAAATGTTCTATCACCAGCAATCTTCAACTGACGACCACGGAATGGAACATCAATCTGACCAACTACTGACGAAGGAAGCTGAGCTGCTTTACAAAGGAATGAAGTTGTTCTACTATCTCCTCCAGCATAACCTGGAAAGTTAATCGTTGCCTCAAATAGATTAGCGCGAGCACCTCCACCTGATAGCCTTGCTTTTAAGTCATCTATTTTTAAACTCATATTAGTTTATCCTTTCTTTTATTTATATAATTAACCGTTAGATAAACCAACAATTTCAGCGAAATCAACACCAGTTCTTGTGGCGATGAAGTTCAATGAAATGAAGTTAATAGAACGAGCAGGCTTGATAAAGATATCAGCAACAAATCGATTAGTATCAACAACTTCTCCAGTATTGTTTGTTTCATCACAAACAACTAAGAAATCATAGATACCTCTTCGTCCTTGTACATCTCTCAAGAAAGGCTCAACAGCATTTCTGAAAGTAGCCCGTGTAAACTCATCATTCAATTCGAAGAGTTGGAACTTAGCGGCAGTGGCAATAGCTTTTTCAAGAGTAACAAAAAGTCTTCTTACATTGATTCTGTCAAAGGCAGAAGGCTTAGATTGAAGAGTTTTATCACCGAAAAGGACAATACCTTGACCAGGGAAAGCAACAATTGGATTGATTCCATTCTTGTAAAGCGAATCTCTTTGTGCTTTAGTCGGATTGAAAGCAACCTTAGCTACATTTCTTAATTGTCCACGATTGAATCCTGCTGGAGAGAACCAAGGATCAGCTACTCCATCAGTATTAGCGCAAAGACCTGCAAGATGGCCTTGTGATCCAATATAAATGAAGCCATCATTATATTTGTCATAGACATACAATGATGTTGAACCGATTACGCCATAAGAATCTGGTGCACCTAAGGAATTCTTGTATCCATTTACATTATCCAATGCAGCTGAACCAGATTTACCCTTTGTATCATCAATAGCAGGAGAAACAAATGCTACACAATCTTTTCTAGCAGTTGCTGTAGCAAGGATGTAGTTACCAAGAGTGGTATTACCATCTGTATCTGTTTCTGTGAAGATAAGATTAACATCTTCAGTTTCTGGATCAGAGATAAGATCGATCGCAGTCGTAATAGAGCCATTATCGCGTGTAGCACTTCCATCGGAACCTCCACTAAGAGTAAATGTACCAGTGGTAGCTGTAAGAGTGGCTATATTAGTAATTGCAGATGGAATATAAATCCAATTAGAATTTTCATTGATAACATCAGAATAATAAATGTTCGCGCCATCAACTGCTTTAGCATCTGATGCTACGCCCAAGAACGGCCATGTTTCAACAACCAATTCTGTATTTTCCGTATTATCACCAGTGAACTCTTTTGCTGTGGTAGTAACGAGAATGTGAACCTCAGTTGCTACATCGGGTGCACTATCAAAATTGTCGGCGACTGCAAAGCTGTCCCCACTCGCTCCCGTGAAATTACCAGCAAAATTAGTACTATTCACGATGTATACTCGTGTCTTATTACCAAGGGCTCCGGCATATCTAGAATAAACGTCATCATTAAGACCAGATTTTTGATTATCAAAAGAATCTTTATTCTTAATGAGTTCAACATCTCCGTCACCTGCTTGAGCTAATGTAAAAGTAAATGCAGATGTGAGTGTAACTTCAGTAGCAGCGGAATCCGATTGAATACCCGTTACAGCAAGAGTTGCACCTGAGAGACCACTACCTGGGTTAATAAGAGATACAGAAGATAGCTTAAATGTGATATCAACTGTCAAACCAGTACCTGAACCACTTACATTTGTAGTGGAAATACCAAGCAAATTAGCTGCAGTTAGATTTTTAAGATTATCTGCTGTGAACTTAGTTCCTGCTGATAGTGTTGTTAGAGAAATAGCTGTAGGATCTCCAGCAGAAACAGTATCTACTTCCACTTGAAGAGTTTTACCAGCGATAACAAAAGAAGAGACATCTTCTGCAACATATCCGCTAGTACCTGGTGATTCGCTAGCAATCGAGATACTATCAATTACATAAAGAGGATTATCGACAGCTGGTGCTGTCCCTTGATCTGTAGTAATAGTAATATTATCTACAATATCATCTCCATCCGCAATACTATTGAGACTAGAAACTGCGGAAGCATCAACTTCCACTGTTTTAACAGAGTTTTCCGCAGATCCACTAGATGCATTGAATAGATCGGTTTCAGTTGCTCTAACTACTTTAAGAGCATTACCGTATTGTAAAAATGATGCAGCTTCGAAGAAGCTTCTTGCATACATTGGATTCGGTTTACCGAATTGAGTTGCTAGTTCATTTTCGGACCCGAGCAATGTCACTTGCTCTATAGGCCCCCACCTGAACCTACCCGCGAATCCACCGATAGAGGTCGATACCGCAGGTATGACGTTAGTTAAGTCGATTTCTTTTACCGCGACTCCCGGCGAGACTTGAAATGCCATGATTACCTTTCAGAATAGTTTGTTTATAATAAGAAGATTAAAAAATAACAAGAATTAATTCACTTCACTCAGTGTATATTTATAAATAACGCTTCTTTCAGAAATTATTCCAAGCCTTCTGCTGTTCGACAAGATCATTATGTCTATCTAAAAAATCTGAAGATTTCTCCGAAGACATAAATCCAAAAGGAATCAGTTCATCTTCAATCTCTCTTACTCTATCTTCGTATAGCATTGCCTTCAAATCCATATCAAGTACATTAGAGAATGCATCAGACGATACAAACCAAGAAAACATCACTAAATTCATAACTAAGTCATCGTGTGATCCAATCGCAGCTTCATATGATGAACCCTTTGATTCAAAGGTTGCGATTTCAAAGATAGTTTCTGCATCGACTATATCTAATTTCTTTTGCTCTAATAAATCCTTTAGGTTAGAACATCCGATTCTCTTAATCTTCTTTGACATAGTGACACCGATTCCTCCAGCTTTCACCGCAGATTGAACAAATGTATTTTCATATTCGTAGTCATAATAGACAGCATTACAAACAATAACTCCTGCATCATTATTTTCTATGACTACTATAGCTTCATTATATAACCTTGCAACTCTTACAATAATATCTGGAAAAACCAATGGTGATATCATATTATCTCTGAAGGTACACACTTGTTTAAATTTATCCTTTTCAACTTTAAATACGCTAAATGTTGAATAGTCTTGGCCTCTTCCCTTCGATACATCAACTGTCATAACATATAAACATCCCTCTTTCGGTTGTTCATAATACGATATGTCATTTTTAAATTCTATTGGATTCTCGGCTTTAAGATTTAGGATAGTATCTCCACTGATAAGTGTATTGCCTCGACCATGAAAGTTATTTCCGAACTCCTGCTCAAATTGAAGTTCTGATGTATTTGCTACAGTCTGTTTCTTCCATTCTTCATCTCGACCGGGCACATCCCACCAATCAACTCTAAATGCTTTATATTCGTTCCTATTTTGAACCGCGCCTTCATATAATTTATGAAAAGTATTTCCAACACCATTAGCGGTAGATGTGATAATAACTTTTGTTTCTTTACCCGCAGAGACAACAGGATAGGTTGATGTGTAGAATTCAGCAGCATTTTCAACGAAAGCAAACTCGTCGAGAAAGAGAAGATTAACCGA